GAAGAGGGTAATAGATAACAGACCGATTGAGGAGCGTATGCCCGACTTTACAGAATATCCCTACGCTTACGGCAGAATATTTAAGGGGTTTTTACCTGAACATAGAATCAGCAATCTTTTTGATAAAGTGGAGCAATATGTTACCGACACTTCCAAAGACTGAAAATGTAATTGTTGACATTGTTCCGGCAGAAGAGCCAGTAGATATAACCGAAATACTGGACAGCAAATTTGACGGTTCTAGTTGTATAGAGGATGACAAGCAGGAGGAATTTTGCGATTTAATAGCCCGTACCGAATGCTCTCCGCATGTTGCCTATATAGCGGCCTTTGATAATAATGCAACCGTGGCATTTGCGGCCTCACGTGCCAATAAGATGATGAAGTCCGGTAAAATAAAGCGAAGGATTGCCCATCTTTCTGAAAAGTATGAATATTTAAAAAGAACAATTAACAGAGAACGTTATGTTGCAGAACTTTCAGATGTATTCGTGAATACACAAGACCAAGACTATTTATCGGAAAAGTTGAAAGCCGGGGAGATGCTGGCTAAGGCGCAGGGATGGAATAAGGAAAGCGTAATCGGGGTTAAGGAACTTGCAATAACAGATAATCGTCCTCAGTTCTCCATAAACATTATAAGTTCTAACGGTGAAAAGAAGGATGCCATAGACGTGCAGGTTGTAAATAAACAGATAGCCGAACCGCAAAAGCAAATAAAGGACGCAGAGGTTGCTAATGGCTAAAAATGATTATTTGATGGGTAATAGAGATTTAGTTAAATCCTACAAAATGGTTCCTACTGCCGAAAAATTCCATGCTGATGATAGTTTTGTGCGTGGAATAATGGGGCCAATAGGTTCCGGTAAATCCGTGGCTATGTGCATGGAGATATTTCAGCGGGCATTAAAACAACTGCCTGATAATGGTGTTAGAAAGTCAAGGTGGGCTGTAATAAGAAATACTTTTGGGGAACTTAAAAGCACCACTATAAAAACATGGCAGGAATGGTTCCCTGAGAGAATTTGTCCAATAACTTTCAGTTCACCTATATGCGGAAGAATGTCTTTCGCTGTTGGTGACGGCACTGATGTTGACTTGGAAATATTTTTTTTCCCACTGGACGCACCTCAAGATGTAAGCAAACTTTTATCATTGGAACTTACCGGGGCGTGGCTTAATGAGGCTAGGGAAATACCCAAAGCCGCCTTGGATGGACTTACCGGACGTGTGGGAAGATACCCCAAGAAGGGAAACTGGAGCGGTATAATAATGGACACAAATCCTCCAGATGATGACCATTGGTGGTATAAGATGTCAGAAGAAGAAAAGCCAAAGGGGTGGAAGTTTTTTAGACAACCCCCTGCTATAAAAAAACTGGGAGATATATATGTAGGTAACAAGGATGCTGAAAATGTATCTAACATTGCACTAGGACATGAATATTGGCTTAGACAGGTTCCGGGGAAAAAACAGGAATGGATTAAGGTATATCTTGAGGGGCAATATGGGCATGTTAGCGAAGGACGGCCTGTTTGGCCTGAATATAACGATGCGGTTCATTTTTCAGAAAAAGAGATTGAGCCGTTAAGGGGGTTGCCGTTGATACTTGGAGTTGACTTCGGGTTGACCCCTGCGGCTGTTTTTTTACAACAGAAACCAGATGGTAACATAATCGTACTGGATGAGTTGGTTTCAGAAGGAATGGGAATTCGTCAGTTTGCCAAAACATTACTTAAGCCAAAACTTAACACCGAATATACACACATGGAAGTTGCGGCATTCTGTGACCCCGCTGGAAAACAAAAGGCGCAAACGGACGAAAAGACATGTGTTCAGGAGCTTGAGGCCGCTGGAGTCCCTACTATTGCGGCTAAAACAAATGTATTTATGGCAAGGCGTGAAAGCGTTGCCGGATATCTTACTAGAATGTTTGATGGTAAGCCTGGGCTTATTCTCTCTCCTAAATGCAGGGTTTTAAGAAAGGCTTTAAATGGTGGATATGTGTTTGAAAGAGTTCAAGTGGCGGGAGCGGAAAGATTTAAAGATATGCCATGTAAGAATAAATTTTCGCATATTGCCGATGCCTTGCAGTACGGAGTGATGGGAATTGAAAGTAACATGATAAACGGAATTGGCGGAGCAAATAAATTTTTCAATCAAAATACCGCTAGGGAAATAGAAGTGCAAAGTTCATTGGGATGGACGTAATTTAAAAGCGTTAAAATAAAATGTGTGCTATATTAATTATACAAAATTTTTGGTGATACATGGAAATAAACGACGAAAAAATAGCTATTTTAGGTATTAAAAATAATGCGCAACTGGATGCGGAAGATGCCGCAAAGAAAGCCGCAGAGGCTCCCGAAGATAAAAGCGAAGCACAGTCCGAGCCTATAATGGCTATTGCCTCGTATATTGAAAAGTGCTGGCAGGATGCCAAGATGAATAAAAACACAATAGAAACCAGACTATTGGATTGCCAGCGCAGGCGAAAGGGAACTTATGATTCCGAAAAACTTGAACAGATAAAGAAAAATTCAGGTTCAGATATTTACATGCGGCTAACCTCCACAAAATGCGCCGCAGGTGAGGCGTGGATAAGGGATGTATTAGCTCCAGCTGATGGTGAAATATTTGTTATAGAGCCCACTCCCAAGCCAGATATATCACCTGAAAATATGCAAGCGATAATTCAGGCGGCTACACAGCACGCTTTTGAAATGGCACAGATGAACGGGGGCGTTGTAAATCCGCAGGATGCTTACGACTTTGCCATGGAAATGCGCAAAGAAGTGGAAGATATGGAATATGAAAAGGCTAAAGAATGCGCTGAAAAAATGACACAGGTCATAAAAGACCAGCTTACAGAAGGCGGTTTTTGGAAAGCGTTTCTTGAGTTCTTGGCTGATGTTGTTACATATCCGGCTGGAATTATAAAAGGTCCAGTATTGCGCAAAAAGAAATGTCTTAAATGGGTTACCGATGAATCAACAGGAGAATCCAAACCGCAGGTTACAGAGGAAAACGTAAAAGTATTTGAGAGGGTAAGTCCATACGATATTTATCCGTCTTCCGATTGCACCAATTGCCAAAACGGATATATAATTGAAAGACAGAGGCTCCGCAGGTCTGATATTGTGAAATTGCGTGGAGTCCCCGGATACAATAATGAAATGATTAACAAGGTTCTCGATAAATACGGACAGACCGGAACAAGCGAAGTTGTACCTACCGACTCCGAACGAGACACACTTAATGATAAAGAAAATCTGCAATCCAGCCAGCATTTGATTGAAGTTTTGGAGTTTTGGGGTTCCGTTCAGGGAAAAATGCTCATAGAATGGGGATACAATGCGCAGGAGCTAGACCCCGTTGGCGAATACGAAATATGGGCTATTAAAATAGGCAATTACGTGATAAAGGCTGAATTGAATCCCAGTGAACTTGGAATAAGGCCATATTACGCAACGTCGTTTGAAAAAGAACAGGGTTCATTTTGGGGATATGGAGTTCCTGAAAAGATGGCAGACATGCAGGATATATGTAATGCCACAATAAGGGCTATGGTTAATAACTTGGCTATTTCCTCTGGACCACAAGCGGCAATTAACCTATCTGCTCTTGCATCTGGCGAAAAGGTTACTGATATTTATCCCAGAAAAATTTGGCAGTATAATGACCCCCAGGGCGTACTTAAAGACCCTATTAAATTTTTCAATCCGCAGTCAAATTCGGCGGAGCTTCTTAACATATATAATAGGATGAAAGAGGAGGCCGACGACAATACCGGAATTCCAAGATACCAGTATGGCAATGAAAACATGACTGGAGCCGGACGCACGGCAAGAGGCTTGGCAATGCTGATGACAGCCTCCGCAAAGTCAATAAAACAGGTTATAAGCAATATTGACGAGGATGTTATTGCCCCTCTTATTAACTACCTTTATTATTGGAATATGGTGTATAACGAAGACCAGAGCATAAAGGGAGACTTGAAGGTAAAGGCAAGCGGTGCGTTATCCTTAATAGTTAAAGAACAGGCTCAGGCGGCACGAGAAGAGTTTTTGGCAATATCAACTCAAAATCCAGTTATCCTTGATATTATAGGAAAACAGGGAGTTGCCAATATTTTGCGTGAAAACGTAAAAGCATTGGACATGAACCACAAAAAACTTGTTCCGTCGGAAGGGGAAATACGCCGTCAGGAAGAGCAACAGAAGATGATGATGGCTATGCAACAACAGCAACAGCAGATGATGATGTAGGAACAGGGGGCAAATCAGCAACAGCGTTCCCCATCAAAACAAAAACAGATAACGGAATAGTTCCGTTTATATAACCGATACGAAAGTATCAGAACTATGGAGAAACTAAAATGGCATGGAGAGAAAATGCTAGTTTCGGTAATGTAAAGGCTCGCTCTATTCAGAGTGTTACGCCTGTTATTACCGTCGGGACTGAGGCGGCTAACGTGGTTAACGTTGCTGTTCAGTTGAAGGATTTTGAGGGTAAAGACATTTCTGAAAGCAGAATGATTAAATGCTATCTTGCCAAAGATGCAAATGGAGCCGCGATATTGGATTCGTCCGTATGCCCCTCCGCTTTTGCTATTGGCACAGATGGGCTTGCTATTCAGCAGGTTCAGTATCGTTGTTATGATTTGGTTTCCGAATCAGACGGCGATATAGACTTTAATGTAACATGGGCTGGAAAACATACTTGCTATGCAATATTTGTTGACCCTGCCGATGGAAGCCTTACAGCTTCCAGCGTGTTGACCTTCTCGACTTAATCCCAACAGCGGGTTGTGGAGGGGAATTTGCTTGTTCCCCTCCACTTTTATCGATGATTTAAAAGCGTAAAAACAAAATGTGTGCTATATTATATGTAACGGAATATTACAGTAAAACGGGACAGTGTAATAAATGATTACAAAAAATCATCTCATAAATAGAATATCCAGTTTTGAACTTGAAGAAAAAAAGATAGGTCTTGAACTTAAAGAAATACAGGCCATGAAAAAAGAATGTCTTTGGTGGCTTAAGTTCTATGAAACAGAAGAGCGCAATCTCAAGGAACTAGCAGAAGGTGAACTCCGAAAATGAGCATTCGATTATCCGAAAAGGCATTGCACGC